AGGTATTATTAACCCACCTGTAGAAGGTTGCATTAGCTACATCAGTATATGTGCATCTATAATAACCATTAGTTAATTTTTCTATTGTTCCTGTTGCTGCTCCACTTCCTATTACTAATGTTCCATTTTGTAAATCATAATTAATATGACTTGACGGAAAAGCTGTTGAGCTTGATAATTGTAAAAGTCTGCCATTATATTTAGCAATAATTGAGTAGGTGTAAGTAACGCCTGAAGTAACAGGAAAGGTGCGAAGACAATAGTGGAGCGCAGTACTTGTATCTTCAACCAACTTATCGGCATTTAAACTTCCGTCTGGAGAAATTGTAGCATCTGCAACTATACTTAAACCTGATTTAGTCCAAGAAGCATTACTAAAATCTTCTGAATAAGTAATAAGATTAGTCCTAGCTGGTTCTAAAAGGTAATGAGGACAATTAACTACTTTACCATTTAATAAGTCGTAGTTTAGTCTTGATTTGCCACTTGCTACTTCTTCTATTAGTCCAGTTGGTGCTATTCTAGTTCCAGTACTTGCTCTTGCAAAAGTAAAATCTCCTACTCCATCTGATGGGAGTACAGAATAAAACTTAGTGCCTTGTGCTGCTGGTATTAATGCTAATTTTGGTTTTGCCATTGTCTTAATTATTTAAATCTTGTAATGCTGTTCGGTGTATCCAATCAGCTAAACATTTTTTTGCTTCTATTTGGTCTAAGTCACATCTTACTAATTGTACTGATACGTTGTCTATTTTAAAAACTTCTCCACTTCTTCCATATATGTAAAAATTTGTATTAGTCGTGAAAGCACCATAAAAAGTATGTGAACCAACGTTTAAATGAACATTAGATAAAACTGTTCCTCCTAAATAAATAGTATTAGCACCATTACCTTCATTTGATAATACATCTAATGTTATTTTACAAGTTTTTTCTAATTCTATATTTTGTATATTATTTTGAACCAATGAAACAGTACCTGCACTACCATTATAAGTCGCTACTCCATCACTTATACTCCAACCAGTTCCTTTAGTCCAATCACTATCTGTTGCAAAATCTCCATTAGTAACTAAATCATCTTGCTCACTTGTAAGCAGTTTCATCTGACTACCAAAAAAATCTGGATTAGTTCCTGCTGTACGTGCAGTATCTATTGCATTTCCCCACCACGTTGTATTATATATTTCGTTAGCCATTACTTTTTTGTTTTATAGTTATATTTTACTTTTGCGTTTAGCGTGTTCGTTTGTGTCCACATCATTTTCTTGTTTCTTTAAATACTGCTTTAGTTTCTCAACATTTACCTTTTTAGGTTTATACATTCTCTCTATCATATTATAAAACCCATCCATGAAAGTTAACATCTTTGTCTGGATACATATCATCATTACTATTAGAAGTATATTCTGGATATAATGTACTGTTATAAGACATATAATCTAAAAACCTTCTTGTATAGAAATCAGCAGTTTCCGATACTCTATTTATTAACATAGCCATTTCATCGTAAGTAACCGTATCTGAGTTCTCACTTCTATGCTTAAACACTCCTCCGTTACTTATCTGATACATAGCAAAAGGTAAAAAGTTACTTTGTGCATACCATATAAGCATTGGCTTGATGTAAGTATTTAATAATAATTTATAATCAGAATTAGCTGATTCGTTTATAGTACCTGCTATAATAATATCTTGTAATTTCTGATATAACTTTCCTCCTAAATAATTTTGTATATGCGTATCTTGAGCTACTTCAATAAACTGAATTACCTTGTCAGAGTCTAGGTTACCATCTAAGATAGACCTCTTCTTTAAATCTAGTACGCTTATAAATAATGCTTTTGACATAATATTAAATATTTGGATATGCTCCTCCGTTAGCCATATCTGCTGGTCTAGTAGATACCTCTGAAGGGTTTATCGGTTCAACAAATCCATCTTTCAATGCTTCACTCTTGTCTACATCAGTTTCAGGAGATACTCTCTTCTTATATACTCTTAACTCCCAGAAATGTTGACAATTCTTTCCTCCCTTAAATTTAAACAGAGAATAGTTATTACCTTTATGTCCTAACTTTCTGTTTACACCTTGAAAGCTCATAAGACCTATGTCTTCCTTACGGAATACTACATTTCTATCAGTAAACATTTCCATCTTTTTACAGAAGTCTCTACTATTAGGTGACTTTCTGTTTGGCATATAAGCATATCTTACTTTAAATATGCCTTTATCTTGCTTAGAATCCTTGCTTGGATTAGCTTCAGCTAAATTAGCTAAATTAAAGTCCTTTTCCGAGTCTTTTACAGCTTCTGAGTGTATTAACTCCCAATCATCCGAGATACGCTCTCCTAGAGGCTCTAATTGGCTTAAAAGGTCATCTCCGTCCTCATCACTAAAGTCATTATTTTCTTTTAACGAAATAGCACTATCGTGAGACTCGCAAGGCATATACCATACTTTACCGTCCATCTCGTGTTCGTGATAACCTTTACATCCCTGTTCTAATGCTTTCTCTTCTGCTTCTTTAATAGTCTCAAAAACCTCAACTCCATCTATTTTCTTTAGTTTAGTGCTGAAAGTAGTCTTTGAGCTTATTTTCTCTCCTGTTTCCTCTTCTCTCTTCACTTTAGTAGATATATTATCTAATTGTGTGAATTCTATTGGTTGTAGAGTAATAAAGTAAAGATTTAAGTATATCTTGTTAAAGTTTAGCATATCTTCTAAACCTTCTATAATCTCTTCTTGGAATGGTCTAATAACTATGTTATCCATAAGTACAGAAGCAGTTCTAAGCTCTTCTGCATTATTACCAAATCCTGTATTATCTTTTATCCCTAGTAATATAGGAGATACAATACCGTGACCTAACATTATCTTCTCTCTACTCTCATCAGATAAGAACTGATACTGAGCGTGAGCATCTGGTAAATGTATAGGGTCAATATCTGCTTTAGTTTCTATAGACTCGTTAAATGCTAGTATAAATTTACCTGCATTAGACGTTCCACTAAACTTATCGTATATTTTTCTTTCAATTAACTCTTGAGTCTCCTCATTAGGTACTCCATTGTTAAAGTTGATTAATAAAGAAGGCTGTAAACCTTGCTTTATGTTATTTATGTGATAATTACTTACTTCTTCTTCTAAAGAACAGTATTGTAAACATCCATGATAATCAACAGGAGCATAATAATAAAACCCACTTCTATATGGCTTGAATATATATAACTCTACTGTTTCACTCTTTTTACCGTTACCAAATGTAGGTATTCTCTTAGGATTATCACTAGGCTTTATATCTACCCACTTAGGATGATAATAATAAGCTCTAATAACACCTTTAGCATCACATTTCTCAGCTCTTAGAGTTTCCATAGGGAAATGTAATATCTTAATGATTTTAGTCTTAGCTTTGTTATATACTACTTGCATAGCAGCTTGTCCTAGCATCTTATAATCATTAGAGACTCTCTTTATTTCTCTTGGTCTAACTAATAATTTAAATTTAGCATACATCTCAGGAAATTCCTCGCTATCTGTAGCTTCTATACCTCTACCGTAAATCATATCAACAATACCGTTAATACATCTACTGTTTGTCGGAGAGCCTAAGTATTTCTCTATAAGGCTATCAAAGTAATCATTGTTTTCTCCATAAGAAACCCAATCTTTACCGTACACTTCCTTAACCTCTGGTGTTTCATAACCAGATAAGTTTACTACTCTTATAGAATTGTTCTTGTTAGTCATCTAATATCACATATTCGTTAGAAGGCTCTGCATATTCTGTGTAATCTGAATTACTTATAGAATATCTTCCTTTGTTATTATAAGGAACACTAGCATCTGGCAGAACAGATACTTTATCTCTGTAAACTAATTTATTTGTTGTAGTATTGAATATAGTAATAAAATAATCAAAACTTGTTCTTAGTTTATTTGATGTGCTCACTTGAAATGCCAAATAATTATCATACTTAGTACTTTGGCTGTTAGTAAAGTTAAAAGTATCATTTGTACTTCCTCTAAAAACG